GCTTGTTTCTTTGGTTTGCCAGCTTCCATCTCTTTTTTGATGTTCTTGCCTACGGCTTCGGCTTTTCCTGACTTGATTAGCGGCATAATAATTTCCTTTTATTTCAAGAACTTAAGTTTATAAGTTGTGGTGTTAATCAAGTCTGCAATTTCATCAATCAGGTTTTGCAGTTCGGTATCTTGTGGTAAATCTTGGCGGGCATCTGCCACAAAGTTTTGTAGGGATTCTAAGTATTTAACGGGTTCTTTGGGTTGGTGGTACACGCTTGGAAATGCGGTAAATTTGCCATATTTGCCAGCATAAGATTCAGCAAAGTTGTCAGTTAAATCTACAATACCTTCATAGTATTTTTGCAACGCTTTATGGCGTGAGTAAGAATCCGTTGTGAAATGGAAAAAATGCGTGTTAGTCGCAGAATGTAGTAATGTTGCTACGAATAAAGCACAATTTTCCATACAAACTCCTTGTTTTTATTGATTATAGTCGTGTTTTGGAATTAATCCAATCACTCTTAATGCAGATTCAGGGCTATCTACTCGGCTTAATGGCCCACCTTTCCAGTTGGCTATAAATTTAAGTTGGTCTGCGGTGAACTTAGCTTTAGCGTCACGCTTAACTTCCATCAAGATAGTTTCTCCGTTAAAACATACCATCAGGTCAGGTATTCCTCTGCCTACCATTGATAAAATATAGACATCAGCACCCGCTTTTCTGAGGGTTTCTACTATTTCTGTTTGATTTGCATCAGTTCTTTTGGCGTATGCCATTGTTTTTTAACAATATTCAGTTAAGATATGCTAACTTTATCACGATTAGGGTCTTATATGGCTAAAAATCAGTATGGTGATTACATTAGTGATGACAAATTTATAGAAAAATGGCGGTCTTTTCCTAGTCCCACAGCATTAGCAAAGGAATTAGGTATTGGAATTCGTGCCGTTCAAAATCGTAGGCGGTCAGTAGAAGTTAGACTCAACATAACGCTAGAAACCGACCTTAGTTACAAAATAGAAAAAAGCCAAGAGTACATACAAAAAGCTAAAGCTGATAAGGCAAAACGCCAAGAATTACTACAAGAACGATTAGATGCTACCACCCATAGCGTTAGACGGGGTATGGAATTAGAAAAGGGTAGAGTCATTATCTTTTCTGATGCCCACTTTACAGAAGATACAACTACAGGATTTAAAGCCCTGATTAAGTTTATTGAGCATTTCAAGCCCAAAGCCATTATCTGTAACGGAGATGCCTTTGACGGGGCAGTACTCAGCCGATTCCCAAAGATAAATTTTGACCGCCAACCTAGCGTATTAGACGAACTAAACTACTGTAAAACGCATTTAGATGCCATTGAAAAGGTTAGACCAGCAGGGTGTAGGCTAATATGGACTCTAGGTAATCACGATATGCGTTATGAGTCGGCTTTGGTGGCTCGTGCCCCTGAGTTTTCGGGGGTTGATGGGTTTAATCTGAAGTACCATTTTCCCCATTGGGAAACCTGTTGGAGTTTTTGGGTTAATGAGGATACTGTAATTAAACATAGGCATAAGGGCGGTAGATACGCAGGCTATAACAATGTGCAAGCCAGTTTTAGTAATATCTTTACAGGGCATACCCATGTCTTGACTCTAAGTCCTATATCGACCTTTGACCAAAAAACCTATTGGGGTGTGCAAACAGGCACTTTAGCCGACATCAATGCGGATAGCTTTAGCTATACAGAAGATAACGCAAAAGATTGGCGACAAGGGTTTGTTATGGCATCTTGGGAAAGAGGTCGGTTGTTAATGCCTGAGATGATTCAAGTTTGCGGAGAAAACGAGGTAGAGTTTCGTGGTGAGATATTAGAAGTATGAAGATTACGCCTAAGATTATCGAACACATCTACAGTATGTTGTATTGCTGCGAGCCGTTTGCGTCTTGGGATTTACCTTTGCCTGAAGAAATCAAGTTTGTAGTGGATAGCGACTTTGATGCTATGGGTACTTACCTTTACGATGATGGAGAAAAACACGCCCATACCATCACTATATCTGACGCTAGGTGCGGTCATTTAGACACAGTAATTAGGACTATGGCCCATGAGATGATTCATGCTAGTCGGTGGGATACAAGCACTCAGGCGTGGACTAAACACGACAAAACCTTTAGGAATAGGGCTAAAGCTGTAGCTACAGAATTAGGCTTTGACCCGTTGGAGCTTTGACTCCACTATACCTAGTAAGGTATCGAACTCAACTTCGTGGTATCTCTCGAAAGCCTTTGCTCCGAGTCCATGCACACCTGTAGCACCTCTGTGATGCTCGGTACATAAAGGGAGTATTGGTGCTTCTGACCGCTTTCCACCGAATCGTCTGACATGGTGAAGCTCTGCGGGGGTGTCATGGTAGCCCATGTGGTAGCATAAGACGCAACCAAGTCTTGCAATATCGTCATGGCGTTTTTTATCCTTTTTGTTCATTAGCGTAGTCGTACCACATTAGATAGAAAGCCTTAAATTCGTCAACCCCGTTGCCTAGTTTAGTGCATCCAAAGGGTTGGACTTGCCAAAAGTTTTCTATAACTAACTGGTCATCTGTGTTGCCTTGCACAATAACGACTGTAAAGTTAGGTGTTTTAGCAAAGGCTTGCAATAGGCGTTTTTGACCCTCGCTAACCTTTTCATTGGGGCGTTTCCACTCCATCACCAAAAACTTACCATTACGCTCTGCAATCCCATCTATGTTACTGGGGCAGAAGTTTTGGTTAGTAGGTATCAAGCCTTTAAACGCACCATAGTCTATATGGGTGGCGTAGGCATTACGCATTATCTTATTGAATGTTTGCATCTTTTTGCAGTACATCCTCTAGTTCTTGGGCATAGTCAGTTATATCGCAGCTTAATAAATAGGCTTCGGTATGGTCATTTTTAAGTTTAAGTTCATGCACCCGTTTAATAGTACGGGTTAGGTCTAGGAATACTTCTGCAAATCCTCTCATCGGGTCAACCTTTCTAAGTTGCGGTTAGTGGCTTGTTCGCTTCTCCATGCTTCAAACTTCATTTGAGCAATAGATATTTCTAAGTTAAGCAATGCTTCTTTTGCGGTAAATTCGTCAATTAAATCGCAATGGTCTTGAAATTCCTGACTAGCGTAGGCTTCTCGTTCTTGACCGCCCAGCGATTGCTCTGAGCTTTTTTTCATCATTATTGATTTAACGCTGCTTTTAGATTCTTTTAAACCTGCAAGCCTGCCTTTGGCCCAACTGTATTCTTCTTTAATACTTTCTAATTTATCAAACACTTCTTGAATATTTATAACCATGTTTTCCACTCCCCCTTATTACCTTTTTTCCATTGGTCTGCAAAGCCTATTAGTAAATTACTATCAATTTGGTATTTTGATAGGTATTCCCTAAACTTTGCTAACCCCCATTGATTACGCCACTTGCATAACTGCCGTACTGCACATTTATATTGGTGTTCAGTCAATCTCCATACCCATTCGCATCATACATTTCTTCTTTAAAGTTTCGTAGCTATCGTACCCGTTACCCAGTATTCCTAGTTCACGAGCTTTATTTTCAATACCTTGTTGACTAAACATCCAAGACCTATCCACCTTTTCTTTAACTGGGGTCATGTCTAAAACATCTTCCCATCGTGCAGCGTTTAACCAACTGGCAGGGTACGGGATATAGTCTATTTCGGTGCGTTTAAGTTGCCAATGTCTAAGGTGCTTTGGCAAGGCTTCTAAAGCTTCACGCTTTTCAAGGTCAGTCAATCTTTTCCAAGCAATCTCAGCTTTTTTCTTTGCGACCTTTTTAGGCCAATTTATCCAAAACTTTTCAAAATCCACACATCCCCCTATTTAACAATATCCCAACGATTGCCACTATTTAATGTTTTTTCCAAATTGTAAGACCAAGTAGCTTGCGTGGCTTTTTTATTGGATGCGGTAAATTCGTTTCTAGCTTCGTTGTAATACTTATTAACCCTAGAATTTTTGCCACTCAATGAATCAATTTTACTTTTAGCCAACCAGTCAAGTAATTCAATGTGCCGTTCTTTAGGCAAATCAAATAGGCGTTCACTTAACTTTGGCATAAAAGTAGCCACCCATACACGCACACCATAACCCTTTTTACCGCCATAACAATTTTTAGTTCGTTTTAAATTTAATTGTTCAGGAAAATCCCCAAACTCATCTAACGCCCACATATTTAATTTATGGCAATCGTCAAAGTTTTGCCAAGACTTAATAATCATGGCATCCCAATATCGTTGTGTTGCTTCTCTCATAATTTCCCCCTATTTTGTTGCAAGTATATAAAATCCAACATTACTAAAAGCATAACCGCTATATACAACCGCCATAGGCATATTGCCTTTAAAACCTTGCTCTACAGCTATGTAAAAGTAAATCACACCTGTAACGATTATTAACCAAGCACTCAAAATGGTGCATCCTCAAATTTAGGTTTATCAGCTTTAACAAACTGGTAAGTCCAATCGGTATAAGTCTTGATTAAATATTCAGCTTCATGCTTAGTCTTGACTGTACGCATTAATTCACCATGCTCATCATAGATTTTGTAATGGCTATAAGCGTTTATGCGGTCATCAGTAGTAAAGGTAGTCATTTTTATAATTTCTCGTTTTCTCATAATGTTCACAAGGTTAAGTTTACTTAATATGTGAGTATATAGGTACTTTCCCTTATATGTTACATAAAGTTGGTTAATGTAATGTTTATATACCTTTATGTATAAATTTCCGCTTAATTTATATACTTACAAGTTAATGTATATATAACTTATATATAACTTTTCGTATGCGAATCGGTTTGTGAGGATTAAGGGCGTAATACTCCTATCCGTAGATAGGATGAATTATGCGACTTCGGATGTTTCGGACATCAGTCGTAAATAAATGATGGGTTCTTTTGCTTGTTCAGGTCTATGTATTACCAAGACTACCCAGTTTCCCCTGCCGTTAGGCAATAGGACAGTTCCATAATTTTTGCTCATTTATCCGCAAAATATGGGGCATTGCTGCCGTTTCGCTTCTGAAGTATTTACGGCCTTTACCGCATCATCACGCCTGTGTGCGGGCTAGACAGAAAGAGAAAACCCCATAAGGTTGCTCTAAGGTGAAGTCGCTTTAGAAAAGACCAGCCAGCCTTTCCAAAACGCTCAAAGCAACCCTATAGGGTCTTAGCTGGTAATACTAAACAGACTTCACTCTGCCCCATTAGTATAACTCAATTTTAAATCAACGCAACTCAGGCCATATCAACTGGTATGAGTCAGGAAATAAGTCTTTACGGCTTACCAAGCCTTTGGATTCTTGCTCTAACAAAGCCCCTAAATACACCATTTTATCGGCTGGAATACCTGAGTTTTTCCACATAGACACCGCAGGTACGCTAATTTTGCAGATTTTGGCTATTTTGGTAGGCCCACCCAGTAACTCGATAATTTGGCTATCGGTAAACACTTTTTTCTTTCGCATTAAGCTATCTTACCAAATAAACAACGCAGATTCAAATAGTTTGCACTTTTTTTTAATTTGGCTTAATATGGTGGTACAGCATAAGCTGTTTACTTTTGGAGATGATTATGGATGATATGCAAGAACTTTATAACGAACAGTTGCAAGACCAAGAACGCCTTGAGATAGCTTTAGATAAGGCAGAGGATGGTGATATGTTGACTTTGGCAGAAATTGACCTGATTAGGTTTCATTGTGGCTTACCCAATAAGCGTAGGATTAGCCCCATTTTGGGTACGATTTTTGACGATTTTTCTAATATTTTTGGGGGGAAACAATGATTGTGACAGGCACAACTACAGAAAAAAAAGAGTTTAAGGTAGCCCCAGTAGGGTCGCACCTAGCTCGTTTATACCGAATTATTGACTTAGGTACACAAAAATCTGAGTACATGGGTCAAGTCAAGATGCTACGCAAAGTGAAGTTCTTTTGGGAGCTTCATGGCGATGACTTAAAGATTGAGGGCAAACCCCTTATCCAAACACGCAACTACACGCTGTCGCTAGGCGATAAGGCTTCGTTACGGAAAGACTTGGAATCTTGGCGTGGCAAATCATTTACCGATGATGAGTTGCGTGGCTTTGACTTACGCAATTTGTTAGATAAATGGTGCATGGTTACTGTTCAGCACAGAACCGCCAATAACGGCAATACCTACGCTGATGCGGTGGCTATTACCCCAGTTCCTGCAATCGTACAGAAAGCAGGTGTACCACAGGGCGTAAACCCTTGCGTATTGTTTGACTTGCAGAAGTTTGACCAAGAAGTATTTGACAGCTTATCGCAAGGTCTAAAAGACCAAATCATGCTGTCAGCCGAGTACCGCAATACTTTTACCGATGTAAATAAGAAGTTGCAAGACGCAGCAATAGAGGACGATTCCGTCCCGTTTTGAGGGGGTAACCTTTAGGAGCGAGCTATGAACCACATGATTAAAGACTTTATTGACCAAAAATATACAGTCAAGACCTTTCAAGAACGGGGCTACGATGAAGAAGTACCCATCATCGGATTTGCCCAAGATGACTTGGAAACTGTCATTAAGACTGTGGTTCAGGCTTGTGCCGACAGGGTTAAAAACTCAGACGATAGAATGGCTGTGCTACAGTTAATGTAATGTTTAACAGGGGGAATTATGTTGGATAAACTGCACGAATATTTTGAATATCGTAACGGCAACCTATACTGGAAAATAAGTAGAGGTTCTGCCAAACAAGGCAATTTAGTAGGCAATCTTGACAAAGAGGGCTACAGAAAAGTTTTGTTAAGACCAAAAAGTTACAGAGTTCATAACTTAATTTGGGCCTACCATCATGGTTATTTGCCAAAACAACTAGACCATATTGATGGCAATCCACAAAACAATGCTATAGAAAACTTGCGTTTAGCAACTTTCGCACAAAATAACGCTAATCGTGGCAAACATAAAAGAAATACCACGGGCTTTAAAGGTGTTACTTGGGTAAAG